CTTGGCAGGACGATAGGCTCCGGGTAGTTATCCATCGCGTCGGCATGTTTATTGATGATGGCATTAAACAGCCATGCGCTGGTGGGCATAGGCCCCATGTTCGGGACCTGCACCTCTTTGCCATTCTCGTCCAGGACGGTCCGCGTGCCTCTCTGGTCGCCTTTGATCATCTCCCAATGCCTAAGCTGCCACCACCGCTCCTCCTCGACGATGCGGGCCTCCAGGTTCGCTTTGCCCTGCTTGTACTTAGCCAATATGGCCGCAGCCTCCCGGATCTCGTCCTTGCCGATCATGTGCTGTTCGGTAACGACGTCTTCCGTCTGCACGCCGGTCACGATGGGCAGCTCCTCGGTCTGCTGGGGCTCTCCGTAAAATACTCTTGCCATTAGTACCTCCTGTACCATTCGTATCTCCCCAGCTCCGGAGTATCCGTCTCCAGGGGGTTATATTCTTTGGGCTTGGACTTGTAGTTAGGTCTCGGCCCTATAGGATTCCGCATACTCACATAACGTGCAGCGTCATATAGATGGTCTTCTCCGTCGGTGTCCACGTCCTCAACGTCACGCTCGTCATAAACGAGTGCAGGAAACGTCCTTATCCAGTGCTTGCAGGTGTTGAACACGTAGAGCATTGGTATCCCGTCCTCGTCAAACGCTAATCTGTGGTGCAGCTGCATCTTGCCAGATATCCGAGCGTTGTCTCCCCGCTCAAAATAGACTCTCTCCCGCTCCATCAGCGCACCAATGGATTCCGTGCCCTGGGATGCCCATATGGCCGGATCTCCCACTCGCAGGATGCTCTTGCCTTTAAGATTGGGATCGTCAGCCTCTATCTCACGGATCTTCCGCGCAACCTCACCAGGCTCCATCTTGACGCCCTGATTTGGCGTGCCGGTGCATCCGTAATACTCCCTGATCATGTACAGACGCCTCTCCGGGTCGACCGCGAACCAGATCACGGCGAATGGCCGGGAATATCCCCAGTCCAGTCCGCACCAGACGGGCCAGGAGTCCGGCACCTTGAATGGTGCTATCACATGGGTCCCTATACGGTCGTCATAGTGGGCCGGGTCGTTTACCCACTCCGTGAAGACCTGGCCGCTGAACGTGTCCCAGTCACCATAGAGAAGCGCACGCCTCTCAGCTTCCGGCATTGATGCCAACCTTTGGATGTACCCCGGGTCGTTGTCCAACAAAGCCTTGTTGTCAAACACCAGTGACGGCACGAAGATCCTGCTCTGTGTCCTGGTGTGCATCGTCCCGTCTGGATCCACCCACGAAACCTCCTCCGGTATTGGCGTCATCGGTGGTGCAGCGGTAACAAATCTATCTTTCACCCAGGCGTGTCCGATTGAACCCGGATTTGCCGTGGCCCGGATGTATATCCTCGTCCCTGGGCCATTAGGACGGTTACGCGAAAACAGATACGAATACTCATCCCACGTAAAATGCGTCAGCTCGTCGAATCCGATGAAATCGTATGCCTGTCCCTGGTAATTGAGCCTGTCCTTCGTGTGCTGCATCGACCCGAATATGATCTTTGCCCCGCTCGGGAAGGTCCATGTATGCGAGCTGGAATTATACTTGGCCCCAGGCACCGCCTGTGGGTAGTAGTTGAGGCTCTTGTCAATCAGCTCGGCCAACTGTGGATACGTTTTCCTCAGGATCAATCCTTTGTAGTACGGTATCTTCACCTGCCGTAGAGCCTCGATCACCATAGCGTCGCTCTTTCCGCCACCCGCAGCTCCTCCGAACAGGCACTCATATTCTGGCCTCCGCATGAACTCAGCCTGTTTTGGCTGCGGTTTCCAGATGACGTTACCCATCCGCCACCTCCGGGAGAATGATCACGCCAGGTTCTTCTCCGATAGCCTCTCCCTTGTGGTTGATCTCCCACCAGAACTTTGCAGACGTGGGATCCGGGGGCAGGTGCTTGGCAAACGCTTTCTCACGTTTGTTGAGGACATTACCGTCCTTATCAAACAGAGTCTCCGTCACCGTCTCTATGTAGTCATATCCCTGGGCCCGCCTGTACATGGCATTTCGGATCTCCTCGTCCAGATTGGGCAAGGCTCTCGCGAAAAGTGCTGCCAGAGCTGGATGTTTCCCTATATTCTCTCTCAACGTGGCGTATCCAATATGTAGCCGGTCAGCGATCTGCTTCTTCGTCTCGCCGGCCAGATACCACTCTCTAATATTTTCCAGGTACGGCTCTATAGCCGTCTCATACAATGGTTTAGCCATATAGCCCCTCCTATCCCCACTCTATCAGTACTAATCCCAAATCTTGCCAAAGCTTTTGTACCTCCGATGTCACAATTTGTTCATAAATTTGCCACAAAACATTTACAAAAACCCGCTTGACAGACATATGAGCGTCTGCTATACTGTGCGCAGATAGCAAGACAAGCAAACGCTATCGCAGATATCAATCATCATAGGGAGGACATAAAAATGAAGCGCATCATCAACAACAAACGTTACGACACCGATACGGCCCGCGAGGTTGGGTACTGGGACAACGACCGCACGCCCCGTGATTTCAGCTACTGCGAGGAGACCCTGTACCAGAAGCGCACAGGTGAGTATTTCCTGTATGGCTGCGGAGGCCCCATGAGCAAGTACGCCACCAGCACCGGCAACAACAGCTGGAGCGGCGACAGCAAGATCATCCCGCTGACGTTCGACGCGGCCATGAAATGGGCCCAGAAGAATCTCTCCGCTGATGACTATGAGGCCGAGTTCGGCCCGGTAGTCGAGGACGAGAGCCGCACGTCCGTCTACGTCACCATCCCGTCTGCCCTGGCTGCCAAGCTCCGGAAGGCCGCCGCGGAGACAGGCAAGACCCAGAGCGACATCATCGCGGACCTGCTCCGGTCCATGTAAGAGCAATAAAAGAGAGGTCGGGTAACCGGCCTCTCTTGTTTGTGCGTCGTTGCTACCTTGTAAAGTTTTCAGTCAGGATAGTCGCCAGCATAAACCTGTAGAATATGTCATATTTCTCTTCACCCATTAGCTCAAGAAGTTTTTTCTCTTGCTTTTCCATGATTTGGATCGCGGAATCTCGTTCGAGTTTAGTCTTGCTTTCCAGTATTTCTTTTGTGCCTTTCACGTCTGCTTCTCCTGTGGCAATCCTCCACACAACGCTCAGTATTACAGCCACTGAAGCAGCCTCGTCACTTGTCAGAATGTCTTCATCCTTGCGATATATCATCGTGACAATTTTTACAGCTTCTTTCCATACTGCAAACGCCAATTCTTCATCGTCTCCAAGCACTTGTGCCAATGGGGCGTGTCCATCCATGCACTTTTTCCCATCCATGAACTCATCCCACCAGTATTCCAGATAGCCTAGCGCATTGTCCATTCTGCGCTCCCGCTGCTTTTTTCTGTATTCCCTGGCTTTAGCCCTTATTACCATAATATTCAGGTCCATCGCTTCTAAATCTTCCACGGCTATACCTCATCTTTCGTTGTCTCGCTGAATCTCATAAACCCACCGAAGTACGGCATATAAACCATTCCATCATCTTCTCCATCTCCATCATCTTCTCCATCGCCGCTAGCATCTTCATCCGAGTGTCCAGGTTTTTCATCATGTTCTGGCCCCTCTGCATCATGGCCTTCCTCGCCGCGCTTCCACCTAACCGTGATTTTGATTGATTCCTCTCCAGGTTCGATCTCCGTCTCGTAGTCCTTCATCTCAGCCAGCTTTACCACCGGGATCGTGATCTCCTTGATCCCGTCTTCCACGTCCCTCCCGTAGCACAGTACCACCTGCGTCAACTGCGCCGCGTACAGGTCTGCCATCTGCTGGAATCCTTCGTTCCGCATTCTCTGTTCTGCCCGGAGCTTATCGTACAGGTACTCGTTCTGGTTCCGCAGCCCCTTGATCTGATCCTTCAGATCCTTCCTTGTGTTCTGAAACAGTCTCTTCATAATTCCTCCATGTATGTGTTCCAGTATTCCGCCAGCGTGCATTTTTCCCAGCACCCGGCGCAATATTTGTTCATGTACTCATTGGCGTAGGTCCGGTTCGGAAATGCCGGCCTACCACATTTGCCTTTTAGGAACTCGGCTCCATCCCAGCCAAAATACGGGCAGACCCATTTTTTATGTCTGTTCACCGCGTACTGTTTCTTTCTTGGCATGATCCGCCTCCCACGCCCTCAGGCAGCTCCACGTACAGAAATATGCCATACGGCTATTGTTGCCTTTGCTAGTCTTATAAAACCACCATTTAGTCCGCTTAAACTTCTTTTTGCACTGCGGGCATACCGTCCGGAACGCTTGCCATTCGTCTACCGCGTACACGTTTCTCCCTCCTCCAGATCCATTTCAAAATCCACCAGATTGCGTGATACAGAAATATTATGTCCCTTATGTTTGCAGCCTCCAGAAACTCCATGTGAGTCAATCGGCCTTCCGTCTCATCCATCAGCTGCATAAGGTCATTCATCGCCGTCCTCCGGAATATTATCCAGCTCTTCCTGCAGAATCTCCCCTAACACAGTGTACACTCGGTCCCGCAATCGCGAAATCACGGCTAGTTTTCCTGCCATCATGCCCATCCTGAACGCTTCCATGCGTTCTTGATTCAGTTCTTCATCAGTCAGCTTAATCTTCTTCATGTTTTACTCCTTTGTACGGTTTTGGGAGCGGCATCCAGGCCACAATTCTGCCATCTTCATCGGACCAATTCATTTCACCGCCCAGACCGATCCACCACATCCCACCTCGAAAATCGTCGTGGTATCCATCTGTTATTTCCCCATAAGCATCGCAGACCAGGACCGTTTCTCCATTCTTTGGCAGACGTTTGCTAACCGGGATCCATCTCCGAAAAAGACTAATCATCGTCCTCCCACCATCCTTTCTCTTCCTGGTAGGTCACCAGCGTGCCGTTTGTTCTCGCCTCATCGGCTACCCGCTTCTCCATCTGCTTCTCCCTTTGGGCTGCCAGTTCGTGAGCCATGTATAGCGACCTCGCAAGGGGAAGGTCATAATGCTGGTTGAGCCACGCGGCCTTGTTATACTTGTCCGCGAAAAGGCGGAACACCTCGTTCTCGATGCCTTTGACCTTCTGATCCACATCCTGCAGGAACGCTACGGCATCTTCCTTCGTCTGAAACACGAATTCCATCCCGCGCCACTCGGTATACCATCCAGGCTGGATCAGCTCGCGTTGATTCGTCCACCCGTCCAGATACCCGCCGGGAGCGGTCGGCGTTTCTACGTGATAAATCTCATGTCCGGAATCGTGCAGCCTATATGCGCCTCCGTTCCAGTCAGCACGGATATTATTGATCGTTTCCCCCATTATGCCTCTTCTCCTCTTTCATCCCGTTTGTATAGCCTTCTTCGTATCCGTCGTTCCAGCCGTCAACATATCCTTCGCCGTAGTTCATATCATCTATTGTCTCATTCCGTCCGTCAATGTGTCCGAATCTGTAACACATCCACCCTGTCAACCCGAGCGCGATAAACCCGGCAATTATGATCCCGACTATCTCTAGTATCGTCATTGCTCAATCCACCTCCACAAAATTGTCAATGGGTGTGGAGGCCACGGCATCCACGCCAGAAGCCTTCCGTCACTTACGAACCATTGTTTCCCATTTCTGTCGATCACACAACTAGGACCCTGATCGTACCGTCCGAAGAACATCGTCCCACTAGTGGTACACGCTATAATCGGTTGCATCTCGAAGGGCGGTTCCTGGTTACCGAAGCTGATCCACGCCTTGCTCAGCTTATCCTCCAGTTTTCGGACCTTCTTGCAGAACCGTCCATACGGGTTCGGGCAGATTATATGTTTTACTTTCCTGATCAACTTGTTCATTTATCCTCCAATCTCTATCAGCGGGCAATCCTTCGGGCGGACGCCATCACATTCGATTTCCCTTTCCGTCACTCCGCAATGCGGGTCAAAATCCTCCAGGTCCTGGCAGCATGGGCAATCGAAGCAGGTCTCTGGCATCTTAGCACCTTTGATCATTAGTCCTTTCATCATTCGCCATCCTTTCCGCTAACCACGCATTGAGCCATTCCTTGATCCCGCTCGTATCATACTCACCGGATACCTCGTCAAATCTGCAGTATCCTATCGGCTCACTCAACAGAACGCTATCGTCCCCGATGTACTGCGTCATCAACCCCAGCACATTCACGGTTTCGCCGATTTGGAGATCCGCAGACTCAAGATTTGAGATTTTCAAAGCAGGGCGAATAGCTAATGACTTGTAGTAGACAAAGCCGTAGCCGCCGGGGACTACTGAGCCGATTCCACCGACGAAAGCCCCGCCGCCCGGCGACCGCAGCCACCAGTAGTCCCTGTGTACTCTAATCCACAGCGGGATTTTTACCGCCTCCTCCACAGACAACAGGTAGATGTCAGTGATGTCGTTGTTGTTAATCGTTAGCACTGTTTACCCTCCTGTTCCACCTTTTCGCGGCAATCTGCTTTGTACTCCAAAGCCCCTCCTGCGAGCAACATCCCTTCGAACACTTGACAAACCACCGGCCACACGTATCACCGAATATGGGTGTCCCGCAATCGTCCATCACCGCCGGCGCCCCACAGAAGGGGCAGGGTTTTAATTCAATCGCCATCATTCTCCTCCTTGTACGGCTCCGGCAGCGGCATCCAGGCCACTATTTCATCGACATCTCCATATTTGTCGAAATAACACCCTGTATTATCCTCGCACAACGCATCAACATCGATCCATCCGCCTCTCGTGCATATTATGACCCTTTCGTCTGCGTCCGGTAACGGTGTGTATATGACCGACTCTTCATCCGAAAGGACATGGCGCATTTTTTTGGACCATTCCATTCTCTCCTCTTCATCCATCGGGCGTCTTTTAATCGGTATCCACTCGTGCTCTTGTTCTTCTTTAAGTGGGCAGTTTGCTGGCCTTTTGTCAGCAAATTCGTAGAGAAGGTTGCATACGCAATATTGAGCATCATAGCATGGACACTCACAACAATTTTCCGGTAGTTTATCAAGCTCAAAAGATAATCTCATTGTTTTTTCCCCTTGTAACAGAATCCGTTTGCGCCCCAATCAATCGCCTCTATAAACTTCTTCCCCGACCCAAATGATGGGTGTTTCGTCCTCCGAGTCGACAACCTTGTACGGCGCTCCTAAGATGGTGGTTGTCATTCCTATCCAACTGTACAACGAATAATATGGCGAAGTGGCTTTATCTATCTTCCGATAAGCTGCGGAGTTCATAAAGATACACGGCTTCTTGAGCGGATCTCGCTCTTTTATCTGTCGCAATCCATAGAGAATTGCCTTAAGGATATCAGTCATACCTTCAACAACCCGCTCTTAATCAACGCGACTGTGTTTGGCTGCTGATTTTCGTATTCAAGCCTGTCCATGATGGTCTCCTTCTTTGACTCAAAGCCGTCCTTGAAGCCCATGATATAAGCCTCCCGCCATGCGATTCTGTAGCCGTCCTGAAAGCCTCCGTTATGCGCGTCCTCCATCTCTTTGTAGTGCTCAGCGTTCGACCAGACGCGCTCCTTAGCATCCTGTACATTCATGCGTCCAACCTCGCCCTGATATATTTCTGCTGCCGCAAAATCGACATCGCGCGGGAATTATTTCGTTTCAGCTGCCGGCGCAATTCTTCCCGCGTGTCAGCCAAATAGTACCCGCCTCCGTCCTGGTCGTGGCATATCACCAGTCCATCCTCCCGGGCCTCCTCGATCAGCTTCCTCATCTTCCGGTCACTCACACCCATCGCAGACGCCAGCTCAGCGCGTCCCACGGCGTTCTGTTTCCCGTATCCGAGGAAACTCGCCACAAGCCCCGTATTTGCCTCTTTTACGGGCCTCTTGTTCGGGACGGCAAATACTGTCATTGCGTCGAAAAGATCGTCCCTTGACGCTTGCAAGTGGCGTTCCAGGGCTGCCAGCACGTCCTCTGATGCCGGCAATACGTATCCGTTCTCGATTCGGCTCAGCGTCCCGATATCCATTCTCGGGTCTGTCTGCCGGAGCAGGTCCAGCAGATCACGCTGCTTAAGGCCCAGCTCTTCTCTCCGTTCACGTACTCGGTTCATGTTCCTCCTCCTTCAATTCTTCAATCACATCACGGATTCTTTCAGCCGCCTCGTTCAGCCCATCTCTATACCCATTTTCGTACGCATAGTCTAATGCCCTGTTGGCTTGCCAGCTGCTTGTGCGGTA